CATAAGATTGGAGGGGCGGCGTTTAGGCGTCGCCCCGCTATCACAGGAGGCAGCATGAAAAGATTATTCAGCCGCGACGTAGACACGGGTATCACCAAATACTGGCACGTCACCGGCAAAGGCGAATATGTGGTGGAGACTGTACAAGACACCCAGCATATAGCCGAAAGCAACAAGCGAGCTTATAATAACGTTGACGGCAAGTTTGGCGACATGCCGAAGGTGGCGTCGATCCCGCTTTCAGTGTATTATCAGCTCAAGAGCCAAGGCATTGTGGATGACCCTAAGCGTCTGAAGAAATGGCTGAACGACAGAGATAACCGCGTTTTTCGGACAAGAGCCGGAACGCTTTAAGGATAGCAGATGGCACTGACAACATATGCGGAGCTTAAAACGAGCGTGGCGGACTTCTTAAACCGCACCGATTTGACGAGCGCCATTCCGACATTTATTTCGCTGGCCGAGGCTGACTTCAACCGCAAGATACGGCACTGGCGTATGGAAAAGCGCTCGACCGCTGAGATGAGCGCGCAGTACACAGCCCCGCCTGCAGATTTCTTAGAGCCGATCAGGCTCAGCATGTTAAGCGGCAATACCAGCCGCTTGGAGCCAATCAGCCAGTCGCAGATGATGGAGCAGCGCCAGCTTGGACAAAACACCAGCGGCACGCCGCGTTTTTACGCGATCACCGACGGATCAATAGAGGTGTATCCAAATCCAAACTCTGACGACTTAACCGTGGAGATGGTTTATTATGGCAAGCCAGCCGCGTTGAGCGACAGCAACGCCACTAATTGGCTTTTGACTTATTACCCCGATGCGTATCTATACGGCGCATTGGTTCATAGCGCGCCTTACCTTGCAGACGATAGCCGCATACAGGTTTGGGCGTCATTGCTGAATAATGCTATTAGTGGTATAAATTCAGACAGTGAAAGCGCAAAATATGGCGGCGTTGGATTAAAGATGAAAGCTAGGAGTTACTAAAATGGCGACGTTAAATGATAGGGTACTAGATAACGGTTTGACCGTTTTGGATGCCGAAGCAAATAGAGTTGATATTTGCTCATCTGAGCCAACCACATATGCCGCTGCAACAAGCACTCTGACGCTTGGCAATGAAACCAGCATAAGTATATCAGCCCCCGCTGATGCCTCGCCAAACGGGCGTAAGGTTACGCTGGCAGCGATTGCTGGCGCGACTGTAACCGGCACTGGCACGGCAACGCACTATGCGATTACCGACACCGGCAACAGCCGCTTGCTTGCTACTGGATCTCTATCGTCATCACAGGCTGTCACCGCTGGCAACACATTCTCTTTAACTGCATCCGACATCCGCATTCCAGATCCAGCATAAGGGCTAAACAATGGCCGTTCTGAAAAATAGGGCAAAGATGACCACTTCCAGCACTGGAACTGGAACCATTACTCTGGGCAGCGCTGAGACTGGATATCAATCTTTTGCTGATGCGGGAGTAGCTAATAGTGATGTAGTTCGCTATGTTATTGAGGATGGTAATGATTTTGAAATAGGCACAGGCACCTATACAGCCTCTGGCACTACGCTGTCACGCACGGTAAGCGAAAGCAGTAACTCTGGCGCTGCATTGAATTTAAGCGGATCAGCGACTGTATTTATTACCGCTGCCGCAGAAGACTTACCTAATCTTTATGCTGACAATCCTGTTTCTGCTGTTGCTCCTACAGCAAGTGGAAATAATGCGGTAGCAATAGGCGAGGAATCTACAGCGAGTGGAACAGATTCTATTTCGCTTGGCTCTGATAGTGACGCAACTCAAACTGAGTCATCCGCTTTAGGCAAGTTTGCTCAAGCTACAGGAAGCGGCTCAGTTTCCCTTGGTGCTAGGTCAGTCGCAAGTGGTCAGTTCTCAGTTGCCCTTGGTGGATACACAGATGCGACCAGTACCAACTCAATAGCGATTGGTTATGCCGCTCAAGCTGTTACTGGCAGTGGGGCTACTGCGATTGGTAATTCCTACGCTTCTGGTGCTGATAGTTTTGCAGCAGTAATTACTAATAACACAAGTAGTTACGGCGCTACTGGGCAGGGCGCAACCGTAATTGGCAATACATCAAAAGGGACAGGTGAAAGAACTGTAAGTATTGGGCAAGGTAATATTGCATCTGGTGCAAATGCTACTGCGATAGGATACTTAAATACATCTGGAACTACGTCATACAGCACTGCAATTGGTTATAATAATACCGCGAGTGCTGCTTGGGCGATGGCTCTTGGCAACGATAGCACCGCAAGTCATTCTAAAAGTGTAAGTATAGGGGACAGCGTTACGAGTACAGCCGCTAATCAAGTTAACATTGGTGGAAGCACTCAAGCTGTACGCATCTCAGAAAGTTACACCCTACCGTCCAGTGACGGCTCTGCTAATCAAGTGCTTACAGCGGCTGGCGATGGCTCGACAAGTTGGGCGGCTGCTTCAGGTGGCGGGGGCGACCCAGACCTTTATAGAGATAATTTAGCAGCCGGTGGAACGACCCCATCTGCTACAGGTGATTTTGCAGTAGCTATTGGCAATGCGGCAGTGAGTTCCGGTTTACTTTCAACTGCGATTGGCTATGCAGCAAATTCGTCATCACAATGCTCAACTGCTATTGGCGCGAGTTCTGGTCTGCAAGGCGCAAAGGCATCGGCAAATGGAGCAGTAGCCCTTGGTGGAGCAAACTCAAGAGGCACCGACAGCCTAGCCGCAGCTATAGCAAGCAACAGTTCTAGCTATGGCGCTAGTGGTTCTAATAGTATTGCGATGGGGTATCAGTGTAAATCTACTGGTTCAAATGGCGTTAGCTTAGGTCAAAATAATATTGTTTCAGGCAGTAACGCTACTGCAATTGGTTATTTTAATACAGCAAGCGGTTATTACACGACAGCACTTGGTTACGATAATACAACGTCAGGTGCTTTTAGTCATGCTATTGGTTATCAAGCTGTTTCAGGCGTAAAAGGTAAAGGTGCATATGCATCTGGAGCTTTCAGTGCAGATGGAGATGCTCAAGGCGGTAAGTTTATTCTTCGTGCAGATACTACAGATGCCACTGCTACTGTTTTAACCACAGACAACATCACAGCAGCAGCAAATAACCAAATCGTAGCAGCAAGTGATACCTGTATTACTTTCGACGGTACAATCACTGCGATGCAAAACGGCGCACAAGCCTATGCCTCATGGAAGATTGAGGGATTGCTGGTGAATGATGGTGGCACAACCACACTTGCTAACAGTGCAACTACAGTAATCCAGAACTTATCAAGCTGGGGCATGGCTCTCTCAGCCGATAATACTAACAACGCATTGGCTATCACCTGCACTGGTGAAGCGAGCCATAACATTAGATGGGTGGCTAATATTAGAACCACTGAAGTAACTTATGCCTAAAGGAGAAACCAATGGCCATTCAGAACAACATCGCAGAAGGTGCCTCACAATATGGCATCGCCTTTAATAATGCATATTACCGCATCGTTACAGCGGCTGTATCACGCCAACGTGGAACTGATCCAAAGTTCTCAGTCATGATTGACTTGTCGGCTTATGCTACAAGCTCGCCCACCGATGACACCCGCGAGGTAGACTTCAAACGCATGAGCGCAAATCTAGCAGATGTAGAAGCTGCATCAGGCTCTACATTCTTAGACAAGTGCTATGCTTGGGTAATGGCGCAGGATGAAATGTCAGGATCAACGGCGGTATAAACTATGGCTCTTACGATCAATCATCAGACCAATGACATCAGCGCCACTAGCGGCAGTGTGACGATCGACGGTGCTGCGGCTGGCGGTGGTGGCGGCGGTGCGCTGGAGTTTGTGAGCAAAACTACGGTTAGCTCTTCTGTTTCACAAGTGGATTTTACTAGCCTTGATGATGACGCAGTTTACAGAATAATTGGTAAATACGTTGTCTTTTCAGAAAGCACTTTCCCCAGAATTGAACTAATGAACGCTAGCAATGTTTTGCAAACAAGCTGTTGCTCATATCGGCGTGATGGATCGTCAACGCTTACAATAGCCAGCGGTCAAACTACCATAAACTGTTATACTGTTGACACTAATCGGCATGGTTTTGTTTTAGATTTATCCACAAAGGCTGATGGTAACTGGATACTTTATAGGGGCCACGCTCCTAAAAGTGCGGGTGCTGCGATAATTCACGGCTCCTACGATGCAAACAACACAAGCACTAGAATTGGTGGGATAAGGTGGCGACCTAACGGTGGCACAATTAGTTCAGGACAATTTCTTCTTTACAAGTACAAGGAAAGCTAATGGATAAAATGGTTAATGGTTCATTGGTTAAGATGACTGATGAAGAAATTGCAGAATTTAACGCAAGGCAAAATCAAAACGATTGGCTACACAATCGAGTAGTGTCTTATCCACCTATTTCAGAGCAGCTAGATAAAATATATCACGAAGGCTTGGATGCTTGGAAGTCTGATATTAAGGCTATCAAAGACGCCTATCCAAAGCCGTAGGAGTAACCCATGCTTGGCTTCAGCCCATTAGCTTCAGCTACCCTTGCAGATGATGGGATTGTAACCATAGCAATTGGCGCTGATGGTATTACATCAGGTGTGCCTATCGTTGCGGCGTCTACAGTCAGCCAAAGTCATTCTCTTGGCGCTGTTGGCATAACAACCAATGCACCAGTTGTCGGCACACCTGAAGCTGATCGGGTGCTGCCGACTGCCGAAATCACGGCTGGTACTCCTGTGATTGATACGCCTTTGGTCGATCAAGATCATATTTTCAGAAGGCATCTGGGAGGGTTTAGAGTAAGTGCGTCTGGCGGTAAGTTTTACCTGCAAGATTATGACACTATGGACGGAGCGCTAGGCCCATATATTGAAACGCCAAGTCTTGAATTGCATAGTGGCGCAGGATCTCAAAGCCGGATGTATAGGTTCTGGCTAACTGGCAGTGGTATGTATTCTGGTGGTTCGGCTATACACGACTTTAGATTAAGAACACCTGATGGCACTGAGTATACTGATGGGGTTG